CCGAGGTTGATAAACGCAGTCGCCAAGGTGGCGATAGCGACTATCTTCGTAGTCGTCGAGTCGTCCGTCCCCTGCCCAATCAAGGGTGGGAGGTCGGAGCCTCCGCTCGATGTCATGGTACGCCTTAACTGCCGATTGAGTTCGGCTGTTGGAGCATTCCACGGCAATCTTCTTCCCTAAGGTCGTAATGACCCGCAAGAAAAAGATAGCGTTGACATCTGCGTCCTGTCTTAGACAGGCGTTCTTATCGAACACGCGCAACCAGAGTCCCGAGAATAATCTCGGCACCCTGATGTCAGGCGAAACCCTATGACTTATAGGGCCGCTTAACACAAGGCGTCCGGTCTCGAGCCCCTCAATTAAGAGGGAATCAAGATTCGGGAGGTCTAACGTGAAAAACGTTAAACCTCGTGTCCGACAATAAAGGGCGAGTCTATCGAAGTCTTTCGACAAACTACCCTTCAACGCCGGGTATGACAGAAGTATATCCTTACGGATTCCTTCTGCGACATGGAGTAGACTGTCCGCTTGGCTTTTCATATCAGGTTCCTTTCGGAATGTGGTATCCAAGCCGCGGAATGCTGTTAACACAAAAGCTATCCTTTGGGATAGCCCATCTCAATAGGTTGTCTTACGACTCCTTGTTGAGCATCTTGGTGATATTCGCACCAGAGGACGCAGTCAGAAATGACAGCAGCCCGATGGCATCGTTGACAGGATCAGTAAGGGTATCCCCCTGCTGATTCTCAACGACCACGTAGCTCTTCCGAATAGTCGAAAGAGTTGCGGGCGCGACCGGAAAGACCGTATGGACGAGCTCCACGTTGTGACGAGAAATCGTCACACCGCGTTTCTTATCCAGATAGTCCGTATTCCGGACGTTAAAACGAAATTCCTCAGTAGAGGTAGTCAGAAGGTACTCAGAAGAGTAACCATCCTGACGCACCCGCACCAGGTTTTTCGCCACACCATTGATGGTGATGACAGCAGGATCCGCAAAAGCCATAACTACTCCTTGTTCGTGTCTTGTTTAGCTGTGCAGTGCCGTGATGAGAACATCATCACAGACGCTGCACCGCCAGTGACGACACGATACCCATCTGATCTTTCGTTAGAAAGGCCAGATGAGCTGATGGAAAT